AAAAAAAAACGCGTCTAGACGCGTGTTTACGTGCAATTATTGTGCATCAATTCTAAGACTATAAATTTGCAGTTTTGCAGGGGAGGTCGTACCGACTTCGAGCAATACGGAGTTTCCGCTTCCGAGATTGCGCCACTCGATGACCTTGTTGTTCTGCCCAGCCTTACCGAACTTTCGGTAGAGCGGTTGCCCGAAGCTCAAGCCTCGGTTCACGGAGAGCGCGATGTACACTTCCATGTCGTGAGGCTTCTCGCCGTCGGGAGGCGGAACATAGTCGTCGGAGTACCGTCCGGCATCCATCGTACATTCCACCCTGCGGAAAATCACGCGCCTGCCGAACTGCTCGAAGCCGTCCCTGATGTACCTCTGGAGCCTACGCCCGCTGTTGGTCAGTCGGCTGGCTTCGTCGAACTCAAGGATGTCCCCGTTGAGGCTTGCAGCGAGTTCCCCGTAGATCGTGCAAACCACTGGGTTTTCCTCGTCGGCAGGGGATTTCCAGCTTGACCACCTGCCCTCGCGGAACAGGAAGCCGGAACCCTCCTTTGTGCGCACGTACAGGTAGTTCTCGTGGCGCTGGGAAATCAGTTGCAGGTCTATGGGATGTCCGAGCCTGCGCTCGATTTCGGCGTTGCTGATTTTCTCGAAGTGGTCTGTGAACATGCCCACTCCCTCGTGACCGCTGGCGTCCCTGCAAACGATGAACAGCCTGTCCTGAATGATGAGCGGGCATCGTCCGCCGTAGTGGATGACCTGAGTAGTGTTGCTCTGGATAGGGCTGTCTTCGTTGCCGGTCCTGCCCCAAATCTCGACCGAGTGGGTGTTGATGAGGTAGAGCTGACCCCTGAAGCTCGCCACGTCCACCAGTTTGTCCGCGCTGTTCGTGGACGAATACCACGAGTTCCAGAGCGGGAAGTTGTCGATGGGCGCCGACGGAATTACGCTCGGGTTGCGGAAGAAGTAGGCAGGGTCAGTACGGCTAATCCATACCGTGTTCTTGTCTCGACTGCGCATGACCAGCTTGTTGTCGAACCAGCAGATGCTTGCAGCCTTTGAAATCCCATCCTCGTCGATGTCGAAAGCGTTGCCGTCTTGGTTTTGGAAGTAGTCGATGACGTTGGGCTGGGCGTCGAAACGCGGAGTGCCATTGACCTCGCCCGGTACTGACATGCCGGGGAGCATGAGACCGTTCACGATAAAGCAGTTGCGGGAGTTCAGCCCTGTCCTGTTCTCAGTTGTATTCCACATGTAGACGTACTGACCGTCGCACATGTACACAACTGTCGGCTTGATACTGGACTCGCAGAACGTCACTGGATGCCCAGTGTCGATGGACAAGATATGGTAAGTCTGGTCCGCATCGCTCCAGTACAGCATCGGACTGGGAGTTGTGTAGCCGTCAACTGTCGGACGGAGCAAGTACACATACGGACCGATGACCATGTAGATGTTGTCACTGGAGTCCTTGAACGAAGCACGGTACTTGTAGTGGAGTGCTGACGGGGAAGCGTTCGGGTACTTAATCCTGTCGCCCACTCGGTCCAAGCACGTGTCTCCCATAGGGAGCATGTTCATGTATTCACTGACGGCGATTCCGTCATGATATTCCCTGATACCCTCGAACTTACCCATTGAAGCCTCCGCCATAAGCGCTGTTGGTGTTGCCTACCCTCCAGCCCCTGCCACGTGCCAAGTATTCCGAAATCTTGCGGGTGACGTCCTGCGGGTGCTCGTGCTTGGACGGGTTCTTGAGCAGGAAGTTGTACGCCTTTGCTGCGAGCTTGTCCATAGCTTCGGCAGACGCGATACCGTACTCCACGGCAAGTCTGTACGCCAGAGTGAGCGTGATGAAGCTTCTGAACTTTTCGGGCGCCACGAGTTCGCCCTCCCACGGTCTAGGCTCGTCAAACTGGTTGATGATGCGCACCGGCACTGGGAGGATGACGAGCGCTTCGCCGGAGTAGTTGCGACCGAAACGGAGTCGGAGCCTGTCGGGATAGTCCTCAGTCATGAACACAAGTTGCGCATATCTGAACTCAGTAGATACGAACTCCCCTGCATGGATGTACTTGAGTGCTGCGCCGTCGCACTCGCGGTAGATTTCGTCCACTCGCATCGGAGTGAACGGGACATTGTAGAGTGGATTGACCTTTGTAACGTCAGGGTCGCACTCGTGACCACTGTCGATTTCCACGAGGAAGTGGTCGTCCGTCCATACTGCGATGTTGCGCGGATTGCCGAACTGGTCTGTGTCCCAGTACTCGGTGTGGTTCAACTCCGTCGGGTTGTTCCCGAAGCCGTCAGTGATGCCGTAGCTGTCAAGCAGTACACGGACGTTCACTAGGCACGGGACTTCCGCGCCCTGATAGCTCACGTTCTCGACCTTGAGCAGTTCAGCTCTCGTCATCGGGCAACTCCCGTAGATGCGCCTGCGATAGTTGTCGGGAGTCGTGCGCAAGTCCACGACACCGTTCCTCGGAGTGGCTCGGTGGATTACTTCCGTAACATCTAGCTGTCTGTCACAGTTGATACATGGGATAATCTCGAAGCGGAGGATGTCGGCACCTCGAGCCTGAACGTCCTCTGGGACTTCATCGGGATTGAACGACGGCACCACTCCAGACTGGAGCGCGGCGCGATTAACTATATCCATTACCTGCATACTTGGGTCTCCCGTACTGTGGACGGTTAAGGTTTACTGGTGGTACGTTAGAAAGTTTGCGCGTGTCTGGCAACCTCGTCAGCCACGTGAGTCCCTGCACAACAGCGTCCACGATGTCGTCGTGCTTGCCATGAGGGAACTGCGTGAACTGGCTCTGGATTTCTCCCCACACGAGACCGTGAGTCGAGAACGATACGTCGCCAGCATCGAACAGGTACTTGACCACGATCGCTCGTTCCACCTTGTCCTTGGTCGGAGTGGCTTCGAGAATACCGCTCATTTCACGGCGGAGTAGCTGGATTGCCGCAAGACCGTTGGACTTGTTCTCGATAAGGACCGGGGTCATGGAACCCCAGCGCCTGCGCACGTCCTTGATTTTCGCCATGAGCATCGTGATGTCGGCGTGGAAGTTGAGAACTTCGAGCACGTAATACTTCGGACCGATACGACCGCACACTGCGATTGCATTGAAGTCGTTACCGATGTCGCCCTTGCCAGCAGCGTCCACGCTGATGACGAGTCGCATTGCGGTGGTTGCAGGTCTCGTGAGCGAGAACGTAATCTGGTCTTTCTTGAACATCTTGCCGATGTCATCGAGTGGCACCTGCAAGTACTGCGCGTTGTACGTGAACGGGTCGGACTTGTACTTCTCGATTTCCGATACCGGCAGTCGTTCAGGACAAATGCTCTCGCCGTTCTCCTTGATGGCAGAGAACTTGTAGTGGACCCACTTTTCCTCAGTGTCGGCAAGCAGGCACCCAGTCAGGTCTTGGCTGGCTACGCGTTGCTGGATGATGAGGATAGGCACTTCCGGCAAGTCGATACGGTTGCGGATGGTGCTCTTGAACACCTGCCAGCGCCTAGCGAGGATGGTCGCACTGATGCGGTCCTGAGGCTTGTTCGGGTCGTCGCATACGAGCAGAGTGTTACAGCCACTACCCGTCACGTTGGAGTTCGTACCGCGAGCCAAAATCATACCGCCAGCGCGGTTCGTCCATTCCTTTTTGCCGTTCGCCTGAGTAAGAGGCTTGAGGTCGGGCATGTCAAAGTACTTGGAAAGCCAGACGAGTATTTCCTTGATTTCGCGGTTCTTTCTTGCGACAAGTGCCTCGTCGTACGAGCAGTAGATGACCGTCGAACTCGGGTCGTTGAGGAAGCGCCACGCGATGTAGCACTTCGTAAGGTCGGTCTTTCCGATACGCGGAGGCGCGTTCACGATGACACGCTTCGTGTTCGGCAATTCGAGCAAAATCTGGGCGAGCTGTTTGTGGAACTCGTACCAGATGAAGCACTTCTTGTACAGGTGGACAAAGATGAACCCCACGAAAAACATGAAGTTCTCCTTGCACAGTTGGAGTTCAATGTCCTTTTCAGTCATTACGGTTCCTCGTAAGTACCCTGCGATACGATGACGCCAGAACTGGTCGGACGCACAGGCACCGCGATTTTCTGCTTGGA